GCGTGGCTTGGTTGTCTTAAATGATGTGAAAGACGGAGGCTTTGATGAAATGCTGCTCTCTATCGAATACTTACAAAGGAAGTACAGTGGTAAATAAATGTGATCAGTGCTTCTATGCACTCATGGATAAGGACACTGAAGCTCCTTGTGTGACCTGTCGTGGCTATTCCAACTTTGTTCAAGGATCAATCTATGCAACAAGTCATTCTTCCAAGCCTCTTAAAGAAGCTATTGATGATTGGTTCAAGAATGGACAAGATCAGCTCCGTGAAGAGTTCTGGTATGATGTTGTAGACAAACCTAAACACTATATGCTGTTCGAGGATCAAGGCATTGAAGTGCGGGATGTCATCGAAAAGCTGGTAGACAAAGTTTACAAAAGCTATGAGACACCAAAGAATATGCCTATGGTTCTAGCTGATTATGTGCAGATGATGCAATACCTGATGCGCTTCATGGACAAGAACGGTCAAGAGGACTTGAAGAAAGCTCGATGGTACTTGGATAAGCTGATTGATGCGTATGAGTATGAGCATAACATTTGAAGAGCTTAAAGAGAAGCTTCAAAGCGTTGACGAAGTGACACTGCTGGAACTGTTAGAGATTCGCAGTGATGACATCGTAGAGCGCTTTGAGGACTTCATTGAAGAACAACAGGATAAACTAATGCGGGAGATCGAATGAGAAACCTTCTAACCAAGAAGAATACATACACCTTCGACTATCCAGAGGCTCTGGCCTTTGCGGATAAACAGAATGGTGTGTTCTGGACTTTTGATGAGATTGACTTAGAGAAAGATGTACACAGTATTCTTACCGACTTTACTGGCGCTGAACGTCATGGTGTTACTACTGCACTCAAGCTCTTTACCAAGTACGAACGTATTGTCGGTGATGAGTATTGGTCTGGCACTGTTAAACCTAACTTTCAGCATCCTGATATTGGCTTGATGGCTGATGCCTTCTGTTACTTTGAGAGTAATGTCCATGCACGATTTTACAACCGGATTAATGAACTACTTGGACTCGCTACTGAAGAGTTCCATCAATCTTGGCAGTATGATCCTGTATTGGCTAGCCGTGTTGGGTACTTGGATGCTATTGCTGGTAGTCGTGATATTCCCCTTTCCTTGGCTGTCTTCTCCATGATGGAAGGTTGTATCCTGTATTCTAGCTTTGCTTTCCTGAAGCACTTCCAGAGTAACGGTAAGAACAAACTGAGTAACCTTGTGGCTGGTATCAACTTCTCCGTACGAGATGAGAACATCCACCACGAAGCAGGTGCTTGGCTGTTCCGTACGTACATGGAAGAGAACAAGCTGGATAAGGCATGGATGAAGTCACGAGTTGAGCAAGCTGCTAAGGCATTGGTTGATCATGAGCATCGTATCGTTGATCTGTTGTTCTCTCAAGGTGAGATTGAAGGTATCAATGCTCCCGCGATGAAGGCATTCGTCAATGCACGAGCTAACGTATGCTTGAACAATCTGGGCTTTGACAGTATCTTTGATGAAACTGGTGATACAATCTCTGACTGGTTCTATCTTGGTATCTCGTCATCGACAATCCATGACTTCTTCGCCAAGGTGGGTAATCAGTACAATCGTAAGTGGAACGAGAAAGGCTTTGTATGGTAAGCGCAGTGTTGGACAATAAGTATGAGTTCCTGAGTGCTGAGCGTAAGCGTCTACAGCAACAAGGACTCTTGCCTGAATGGTATCAGACAGGTGGATGGGGACTGTTCAAGAGCAAGTACATGGAAGGCTCAACGAGCTTTAAGAACCGTGTGGAACAGATCGCTGCTACGGCAGCTAAACATGCACCTAAGGATGGAGTTGATTGGTATGCTAAGTTCTTTGAAGTTATCTGGAATGGTTGGCTGTCTCCGAGTACTCCAACGCTGGCTAACTTGGGTACTAACAAAGGTATGCCTGTGGCCTGTAGCGGTCAGTACATTGGTGATTCTGTTGCTGACTTTTATGGTGAGCTTCTTGATACTGCTGTGCTCACTAAAAATGGCTTCGGTACTAGCGGTTATCTGGGAGACATTCGACCACGGGGTTCGCAAATCGCGACTGGAGGGACAGCTTCGGGAGTTCTACCAGTCTTTCAAACCTATGTGGATGCGATGAAGCGTGTCACCCAAGGCGTTGCTCGTCGTGGCGCTTGGGCAGGTTACTTGCCTATTGATCATCCTGACTTTCACGAGTTGGCTGACTGGGTGAAGAATAACCCTGATGATGCTAACGTAGGTTGGACAGTGAGTACTGAGTTCATGGACTCTCTTGACTCCGGTCATCCAGAGGCTATTGAGCGTTATCAGAAGGCGTTGAAGCTGAAGATGTTGACAGGTAAGGGTTACTTCTTGTTCACCGATAAGGTTGCACAAGCCCGTCCTGATACGTATAAGGCTCATGGCTTGGATGTTAAGGCTTCTAATCTGTGTACAGAAATCATGTTGCACAGTGGTGAAGATGAGACATTCACTTGTATCTTGGCTAGTATGAACTTGGAGAAGTATGATGAGTGGAAAGACACCGATGCTGTATTTGTTGCGACAGTATTTCTCGATTGTGTTACTAGTGAGTTCCTGTCGATGGCTGCTGGCAAAAGAGGCTTTGAAAAGGCAGTGGCGAGTACTGAAAAGAGTCGTGCGCTAGGCCTTGGTGTTCTTGGTTGGCACTCGTTGCTGCACAAGAAGAAGATTCCCTTTGAGAGCTTCCAAGCTCAGAAACTTAACGTGGAGATTTTCAATGAGCTTAATCGACAGTCAGGAAGTGCTTCCCGATACTTGGCAGACAAACTTGGAGAGCCTGAATACTGCAAAGGATATGGTGTGCGAAATACTCATCGACTGGCCGTTGCTCCAACGATGTCTACCTCTCAGCTCATGGGAGGAGTGTCTCAAGGTATTGAACCTTTTATCGGTAACGTGTTTGTCCAGCAAGGAGCGGGAGGAGAGACTATCCGAGTTGTACCCGAACTATTGGAGATCATGAAGCGTGAAGGTGTGTACAGCCGTGAGACGTTGCTTGAGATTGCAAGTCACGATGGCTCTATCCAGCACGTATCATGGATGACCGAGGAGGAGAAGCAGGTGTTCAAGACAGCCTTTGAGATTGATCCATATGTGATCCTTCAGCAGGCTTCTGATCGTCAGCGCTACATCTGCCAAGGTCAATCTATCAATCTGTTCTTCGGTGCAGATGATCCAGAGGAACACATTAGCTCTGTCCACAAGGCAGCGTTTAAAGACCCTCGTATCTTGAGTCTGTACTACATTCGTACCAAGGCTGGTGTCAGCGCCAGCTCAGGTGAATGTGTTGCCTGTCACGCTTAACAAAAGGAAGTATCATGGAAGAATGGCAAAAACGAGTATTTACTGAACGTGAAGAGTTAGCAATGAAAATCGCTAAACTAGAACACTTTTTAGATGTCACTGATGTTGAAAATTATGATAAACCTTTTGATTTACTTCGCCGTCAGTTATCAGTAATGTGCGAATACTACGATGTTCTAGATGAGCGTGTGAAGGAATTTGAATGAAGATTGTGGTCTACAGCAAGGATAACTGCCCTGCTTGTACGGCTCTGAAGGCTCGCCTGACTAAGGATGGCGAGTCCTTTACAGAGATCAATGTAGGTAAAGACATTACCCGTGAGGAGTTCCTAGAGAAGTTTCCACAGGTGCGTCAGATGCCCTACGTAGAGTTTATCAACGAAGTCTAAAGGAAGTACATGGCTAGTAAACAGATGAACCGAGCTATTCCAGCTAAAGAGTTGACACCTAAGGAGAAGGTCAGTAATAGTCTTCGATTGAAGTTAGATGATCTAACCCTGATCAAGCCTAAGACAGAGAAGCAACGAGACTTCTTCGAGGCTTACCAAGCATCTAACTACTTCATGGCATTGCATGGTGTAGCAGGTACAGGTAAGACCTACATTGCTCTGTATAAGGCCTTGGAAGAGGCTATGGATCGCAACAATCCCTTTAACAAGGTGACTGTGATTCGTAGCAGTGTTCAAAGTCGTGATATTGGCTTCTTGCCCGGCGATGCGGATGAGAAGATGGAGGTATACATTCAGCCCTATCGACAAATCTGTAGTGACCTGTTCAAGCGTAAGGATGCATGGGATCGATTGGTTGAGCAAGGGCATATTGAGTTTGTATCTACCTCATTCATTCGAGGTACTACCTTCTCGAACAGTATCATTGTCGTGGATGAGGTGCAGAATCTTACTTTTGAGGAGTTGGATACGGTAATTACCCGAGTAGGAGATAAATCTAAAATTATCTTTTGCGGTGATTATCGTCAAACCGATTTAAAGAAAAAAGATGATAAATCAGGTATCCTGAAGTTCTTCGACATTGCCGCTAAAATGAAGGAATTTATACGTATTGAGTTCCACATTGAAGATATTGTACGCAGTTCTTTAGTAAAAAATTATATTATTGCCAAAACTAAATATGAGGATGGTGAATGAAATATACAAAAGAATTTTTAGAGGAACACTGTGAGTTCAGCCCAGAACATAAAACACTTGTTTGGAAGAAGGTTTCAAATAATAGGGCAAAAATAGGACAGCCTATTGGCTCTTTGACAAAAGAAGGATACTGGAGATGTAAAAATCAGCTAGTCCATCGTCTGCTTTGGTTGATGACTTATGGGGAACTTCCTGATAAGGATATTGATCACATCAATGGTATTCGTAATGATAACCGACTTGAAAACTTACGAGTTGTCACTAGAATGCAAAATCTATGGAATCGTAGAAATGTAAAAGGGTACATTTATAATCCAACTTCTAAAAAGTATCAGGCACGTATTCGTCAGAATTACGAGACTATTCACTTAGGCGTGTATGATACTGCGGAAGAAGCTACTCAGGCTTATATGAAAGCAAAGCAAAAAAGGGACGGAGAATGATGACACAAGATAAACCCACTGTACGCTTTGCAGGTAAGGCTATGTTCTACACGGTAGAGCTTGCTCCAATGCACCAGAAGACCTATGGTCAGTATGCGGACGCAGAAGGCCATATTGAGTATGCTCGTGTGTACGGACTTAATCATCCAATCTTAGGAGCAGATGACATTCGTACCTCTATCGTGGTTAAGAAGCATGATGATGGATCGTTTGAGACACTGAACACACTGTATGTGCCAGATAAGGAGAAACATGAAAGCTAATAACGAAGAAGAAATCCTAATGATGATGCCAGAGCAGAAGGGACTTATCCGTACAATTACTCAACAGATGCACACTCACTTAGTGTTCATTGATGATGACATTGTAGCTCCTAGCGCTTATCGTGATGTGATCCACTGCCTTGCTACCTGTAGCGAGAATGATTCTGTTAATATGCTTGTCAATAGCTCAGGAGGACGTACTGACTCTATCTGGCAAGTGATCGAAGCAATGAAAGGATGTCGAGGTGATGTTAGTGTTACAGTTATCGGTGCTGCGTATTCAGCAGCTAGTATGTTGGCTTGTATGGCTCCTGAGTGTTATATCGCTGAGTCTGCTGAGTTTATGCTTCATACTGCTCATTATGGTTCCATCGGTACTGTCCCGAATGTCAAAGGACAGACTGACTTCGCTACACGACAGATTAACCGCTTACTCGACCAAGCCTACACAGGATTCCTGACACCCAAGGAACTTGAGGAGCTGAAGAACGGTAAGGAGTTCTGGTTTGACGCTGAAGAAAGTGGCAAACGGATGGTACGTAGATACAAGTATCTCAATGGATTGAGTAAACCTCCGAAGCCTCAGAAGGTTAAGGCACAGGTTACACAGGAGCCATAACGCAAAAGGCCTCTAGAGCGATGAACTCTAGAGGCCTTATTTGTTTCTACTTCTGGTTCTGGTGGAACAGAGTAATTAGAGCAGCAGCACAGCCGCCAATCCACAGTAACGGTTTAGCTACCTTAGCAAGCCACTCAAGGACGGTGAAGGCTCCGGAGGCAGCGTTAAAGGCTGCTACCATTCCTTCTGTGTCCTTAGCCACTTTGTCTACCTTAGCTTCTACCTTGCATAGTCGCTCGTAGATCTCATTGTGTGAGACTTCTCCAGACATGGAATTAGTTCTTCTTGTCGTAGATAGACCAGCCCACACCCGCAAGAGCCGATGCGCCACTAACAATGACGTTAATCGTATCGCCGTCAACACCATACTTAACAGCAAAGCCGCCAGCTAATGCGGTGAGCAAGTGACGGACAATGGCTTGGATAATAGTTGCATTCATATGTATTTACTCCTGTGAAGTTCTACGTGAGGATAATCTTTAAAGGTAACCCAGTCGCCACCACAGACGATAGGTATATTCAGTTGTTTAGCAATAGCTTTGATATGATCCAAGACAGGTACATAATACTTAGAATCCCAAGTAACTGTACCGTCCTTGATCACAGCAATGTCAACAGCGTGCCCAGTAATATGTCTACTGTTCATGGTCTGGGACTTACCGGCACTAAAGAGTTCCTTCTGGCGCTCCTTAGTGCGTAAGCCTTCAGTGATGGAGAAGTCCAAAGGACTATTCTTGATAGCTTCGTTGAAGACTCGCTGTAGGTCTGGGTGGACTTTAGCGAGTCTCTCAGAGCTTTTAGCGCCGAATGAGAAGGTCATTATTGACCCGCCTGTCTACGTGCTTGTTCCTCCAGCAAAGCAGCTAAATCATCCTGACCTTGTTGAGCCTCTTGTGGAGTCTGAACAGTAGGTTGTTCTGCTGCGCCTGCACGAGGAGCAATACGAGCTGCTGTGCCCATAGACCACTTCAAAACTGGATTAGAATTTTCCATCTTAGTAAGATCATCTAATACAGTAGCTGAACGAGGACTTAAAGATGCATTCTTTAAGAAATTAGCACCTTCAGGTGTTAACAAGGCTTTCATCAGTTGCTCTTCAGTCAAGCCATTCTTAGAGAACGAGTTCACCAAATCCATAGACAACTGACCAAGTTTAGCGGGGCCATAACCACCAGCAGCACCAATGACAGCCGAAGTTTCACGAATAGTTCCGGGTGCAATAGTTGCTTCAGCAGTGCCTGTAGATGTTCGCATCAGTAGCGTTTGTGCCCAAAGCTGTAACTAAAGCATCTTTAGAGATGGCATCCAAACCTCTCCAGTTCTTAGCCAAAGTAGCCAGATCAACAGTCTCTACACCTGTAGCATTGGGCTTCTTAGCTGCACTAACGAAGTCATCAAATACTTGCTTATCCAGCACAGACAAAGCAGCTTGATCAGTGTTTTCTACCCATGAACGCATAGTAGCACGTTGGGTAGGAGTTAACCCAGAATAAGTCTTAAATAACTCTTCAGGAGAGATTTCAGCCAATGTTTTATTATGTAAGAAAGCAGGCATACCTTGTGCAATAGCCTCATTGTAAGCAGCAGCAGATTTAGCCACTTTATCACGGGCAGTTGACAATAAGTTTAAAGCTGCTTTATCATTACCTGTTGCATTCTTAGCAGCAGTAGCCAGATCATCCTTCATGCCGCCAAAGATAGCGCTAGAGATAATACGCTCATCGCTGATAGACAAATCTTTAATCAGGTTATCACCAGCAGAGGCTTTCTTTCCAAACTCAGACAACAGGCCTTGCACCTGTTCAACTGTAAGCTTTTGAGGCCCACGATTGAACGTGTAAGGCTGTGCTCCGGGAATGTTCATTACAACATCAGGAGTACCTGCAATGTATGTGCTTGGGCTAGAAGGAACCGTTCTTGTAATATCAGAAGTACCTGCAATAGTAATCCCACCAGCAGCAGGAACGGTACGAGTACGGATTTCTGTTGTCTGATAAGGCATCCCCATTGAATCGTATTTAGTAACTGTTACCGGCTCAGTGACTGTTCTTGAAGGAGATCCGGGGATATTACGAGAAGGAGAACCTGCTTCTGTTAAGCTGTACCCAGCAGCCCCGGGAATAGTTCTTCCTGCTTCTCCTTGACGAACAATAGTAGTACCTCCCCCACCTTGAGTAGTAAACGAAGGAGATAGACGATCACGAATACCTGTGAGAACTTCAACAGCACGTTCAGCATTAGGAGTTGTCTGAGCACTATAACGGCCAATCAACTCATCAATCTTACCGATAGTAATTGTAGGATCGACTAAGCCTTGACCTGCCCCATAACCTTTAGCTTTCTCAAACAAGCTACCAGCTTTACTATCTCGAATGCCTTCAAGTTTATTTTGAATGCTTTGAATAATCCCTACTTTAGCTTGTTCTTGAGTCAAAGGAGCAGCTTTAGGAGCCATTCCAGACACGGCTTTAGCAGAAGCTCCTTCATTCAAGGTGCTAACTAATTCAAGATATTTAGGAGAAGCAGCCAGACGAGCAATATCAGCAGCGATGATAGGATCAGAAGAACCTTGACCGCGCAGCATAAATTCACTGAATGTGTTAGCATCCTTAGAGGGCAACAAGGCACGATACTCGTCAATCTTCTTCTGTTGTGCTTTAGATTGTAAGCCGTTAACTCCACCTTTAACCAAATAAGGAAGAGTCTGCATTACAACCTGAGCGCCTGCACTTTCAGGAGCCACCTGTTGAGATAGCAAGCCTAATCCACCTGCTGTAGTGAATTCAGCAGCAGCAGTGCGAGCAGGAGTAGAAAGATTAAACAAACTACTACCGGGAGCCATCAAAGACATTAAGGCAGCGGGAGCGCCTGCCTGTCCGACATCATACGCACCTTTGTAGCCTTGAATCTTCATCAGATCAGGGCCTCCTGCTTTGGCAATAGCGTTGACAATACCTTGACCTGATAAAGCACTAGGGGTTTTATTCTCTTTGATAACATCATAGAGTTTACCCCAACCACCTATTAAGTCAATAATGCCTTTTGTCGAACCTTTAAGCAAAGAAGTGACAGCTCGTTTAGTTTCCTCAAGTGTGGTTGTCTTTTCAGTCTCGGCTAGAACGCTACGATAGCCTCCTGTCACCTGTCCTGATCTACGTTGTTGCTCTTCTAAGAGAGCTGCCAAATCATCAGCCATAGGGCTCCTTATCGTTGTTGGTTAGCCTGCGCTGCCTTAATACGAGCAGCCAGTTCTGCGTCACTCAAGCCAGAGTATTGACCCGTGGGGGCCACAGACATAGGAATAGTAGGGTTAAATCCGCTGAGTCCTTTATTTTGACGAGCATAGTTTTCTAACTTAGTTGACTCTTTAATAATATCCTGATTCTTAGCTTGCATAAACTTAATCAAGCTACGGCGAGCTTCTGGATTAGTTTCAAGTTGAGGAACCAGACTAGCAATGAATTCACGATCAGCGTTAGAGAAGCCAGCACCAAGTTTACCGCCCAAGGTCTGCAAGATAACATCACCGGCAACCTTTTGATACTGTTGACTTGTTGCGAGCTTTTGAGCATCTGCTGGGGAAGCAAGACCAAGAGTGGAAAGCAAGTTAGTAGCTCCTACTCGACCCGAAGCAAATTGACCTGTAATCAATTGATCTGAAGGCAATGCAGCTAGTTTATTCAAAGAGTTTAATGCAGAGGTAGCTGTATCGCGTGTAGTTAATGCATCGTTAACCCGTTTAGCGTCTAACTTACCTAATTCCTTGGTAAACTCTGCTTCGCCTTTAGCGTCCACACTGACTGTTGTTTTATTGCCTCGTTCAGGAGCACTCCCAACACGAGAAATCTTTTCACCTGTCAGTTTATTGACTAAGAAAACACCATCAGCCGTCTCGACAACAGCAGTAGGTTCATTCTTATCTGTCAGGCCTTTTAGCGACTTGCTATAAGCATCCTGCCACTCTTGTGTTCCGCGAGTAAGCCCAGCAGCATCAGCTAAACCAGCAGCATTCTTCTGTTCAGGAGTAAGCTTTTCACCGAGTTTAGTAGCAATATCAGCTTCTGTCTTACGGGCTTCTAAGCCAGCTTTAGCAGTAGCTTGATAACGATTGGTTAACTCACTAACCAACTGATAGTCCTTGTTCTGCATAGCAGTCTGGATACCTTGCTTCAACGACTCAGGACTGCTCAGATCGAGATTCTGCAACATACTCTGACGTTGCTGGATACGCATCATCTCAGGGTCTTGAGCACCCAACAAACCAGCAATACCACCACCGAGTTTGTTAGCAC